TTGCCCATAGCATTATGGAACAAGTCTGTTGCTTCATAGAAGTCGTTAAACTTCGCAACAGCGTTGCCAAGATACTCGGCGATAGCTTTCAACGAAACCAGCTTTGCCATGTTCCGCATAAAGCCGTTCATCTGATTGGACAGACTGAGATAGCTCTTGCGCTGCTTTTCGTTGGCAGCAGTCACACGGTTAGCCTGTGTAACCACCTTGCTCAACTGCGGAGGGAGCTTCGCAAAAGCGTTGCCCACCTTGTCAAGCTGAGATGCAAGGGGAGCAAGAGCAGCAGAAATCTTCTGACAAGAGCTTGCAAAAGAATCAAGGTCAGTCGCTTTCAGCTTGTCGGTCAGGTCAGGAACCTTTCCGATCGCATTGAAAGCACTGCCAAGAGCTTTAAGGTTCGATGCATCCAGAATGGACAGCGGAGCCAAAGCGCTAGTGAGCTGAGTAATGCTCCCGGACATGGAGTAAAAGTCCACGCCGTTCAAACCAGACACAGCCGCTGGAATCTTCTTGATTGCATTCACGACCGTGTTGATGCTCTTTGCGCTTGCGGTCGGGTTAACGTTGGAAAGTCCATTTAGAAAGCTGGTGATTTTGTCCAGCCCTGACATTCCAGCGGATGCCTGTTTCAGCGTTGCAATGGAACCAGCCAGCTTGTCAAGGCTGTTCACGACTTTTGTGACATTGCCTTTCGTCCGCAAATTAGAAATGGCGGTAGCGAGCTTGTCGATATTAAGCTCTGCGCCTTGCGATTCCGCAGAAATCTCTACGGATAAGCTTGTAATATCAACATCAGCCATCACTACCACCATCACTTTCCATCATAGAGAACATCATTCTCTTGATTCGCTCCTGCGCCTCAACTGCGCGTTGGTATTCATACTCGTCTTTCTCCTTTTGAGTAAGGGGAATCGGTCTATCCATGTATTTGATAGGCTTAGACCCTTTCTTACGGAACATATTGCCAACCGTAGAGGAAAGCGCAGATGCCATGTAAAAGCCATTTCTCCACGCTTCTGCGTTGGCTCTGCGTTCCCGCAACTCCTCTGCG